CAAATACACAATGGATGATCTTTATCACATATCACAATATTTGATTATGGAAGAATGTCATCCAATATTGTTTGAGATGTCAGCTCAGTGTGAAGGTGAGGTTCCTTATTAAACCCGCCTTTGATAGAGTTATAAATAAAACTGTACGTAATAGCGAATAGAGTTAGTGGGAACCAAAAGAATTTCACAATTAGACACTCTAGCAGATGGTGTGTTAACAGGAGAAGCAGTTCTTCCTGTTGTTATTTCCGATCCACTGATTCCTAACCGTAAGGCAAAGATTAATCAGATCTTTAAAGGAGTTGGTGCAGGAAGTCAATCACAGCCAGGATTATGCTTTGACTTGGATAGGGACACAGGACTCTATCAAGACGCATATAACGAGTTAGGTCTTGCTTTCGGTACATCAAGTATGTACTATAAGAAGCAAGATAATGCTGATGGTTCTGCTACGATTAGATTCATTGCAGGTGACACAACGTCATCCAATGTAAACATTGATATGAGACCACAGGGTTCTGGTAAGTTCCTTGTAAATGGTCCTGCAGAATTCCAAGATACAAACTTCTTCCTTGCTGACGATCAGAACCCTGATAAGAAAGCGAAGTTTGAAATCTCTGGTGTATCAACTGGAGCTGGAATTAGATCGTTCGCTTTACCAAGTACAGGTAGTTTTACATCTACAACTCTGTTAGGTAATGACACCGCACAGACTATTAGTAATAAGACTATCATCATTCAGGATGGTAACCTACAGATTATTGGTTCATCTAATGCTGGTAAGATAGCATTGTTTGAAACTGACTCGTGGGAAGCACCTGTTACACATATATACAGACTACCTGACTATGGTACTTCAGCATCACAATCAACACTGATTGATACTATTACTGAACAAAATATTAGTAATAAAAACCTTATCAATCCTTCGATATCTAATATTGAGTCTGGTGATCCTAATAACCCAACACCACAGGTTACATTTGTCTCACCTGACGTAACGTCTGATCGTATAGTTACTTGGCCTGATCAATCATTAACAGTTGCAGGTACTGGAGCTACACAGACATTTACTAACAAAGATTACGCTGATCCTCGGTTCGCTGATGGTACTGATATTAGTAAGCGTATTCAGTTTGATTTAAGTAATCAGTCTGGTGCTACAATACTTCGTTATGAATTCCCAAGTACGAACCTTAATGTTCCTATTTCGGATAATAATATAGTTGTAACGACAAAAGCCACTCAGGTATTTGAAGGTAAATCTGCAAAAGAATTTACCCTTATTGATGCTACTAATGACCAAAACCAAGTTAGATTGGTCATAGATAATATAACAGGAACGAGATCAATTAAGTTCCCAGATGCAGACGCTACTCTGTTATCTACTGAAAACGTTGGAACACTAGGTGTTAGCTTTGGTGGACCAATTTCTGCTCCTGACTTTGGTGGCAGACTAAGACTTCAAAATCACTTCGTAGGACTCTGGTAAAACAATGACAGCAGGAATCTTAGCTGCACTATCCCCCGCAGCAACCACAGCATCCGTCCTTTATTCTACTTCATCGTCACATACTGCATCGTCAGTATTGAGTGTGGCAGAGAGAGGAAATAGTGCTGCAACATATCGTATAGGACATAAAGACTATACACAGAAATTAACGTTGGATGCCAATACGTATAAGTTTAGACGTGGTAATCCAATTTCAACTTATAAGATGGAAATAAATCCTGGTATTAGTAGACAAGACGCTACACCAGGTCTTTTAATAGGTTCATCAGACTTAGCAAAGAGTGCTTTTGTATTGGATACTGTTGTTGAGACTGCAACTATCACGAACTATGTAAAAGTTAAGAAGTGTACAAGTCTACAGATTGATACGAACTCAGTTACTGGTACTTTCCAAGGTGGAGAGACACTTACTGGTGGAACTTCTGCTTTAACTGCTACCTTTAGGGGAATAGGAACGTCATTAAACGTAGAAGTTGGTGATATTGCTTCAGGTGATACATCACTTAAGTTTGTAGATGGTGAAGCATTACAAGGTAATCCTGCATACTTTGTATTATCAGACGGTATTACTGGATATAATGCTGAGATCATACTAGCAGGTGCTGCTACTTTCTATTCAGGTACTACAGGTGGTGCTAACGTGGCTGTCACACGTGCACAATTTGGAACTACTGCAGTAGCACACCAATCAGGGCAACTGGTTTCACTTTACACAGATTCTGGTACAACAACTACTATTAACGAAGGTGGTCAGTTCGCTGCTGGAGACACAACTCTAACTGTTACTGATGGTACTACTATAGTTACTGGTACTCACATCAGAATTGGTAACGAAATTATGCTTGCTACTGGTGTTACTGGTAATGACGTAACAGTCACACGTGGTGTATGGGGTACAACTGATGCAGCACATAATGATGGATCTACTGTTACTCCAATGGTACAAGGTACACAAGCATTGATTCAGTGGTTCGATACTTCTGAGACCTTAACTGGTGGTACTACAAACGCAACTGCTCTTACTCAGTTTACTGCTACTTCAAGTGCAGTATATACAACTCAGTTTACTTGGGGTACTGTTGCTGGACGTGAGACAGTTCCATCTCAGTTTAGTATGGATGTTGATCGTACCTATCTCTTTGATCAGTCCGACTCATCTAACACAGGTTTACCATTAAGATTCTCTGATACTCAGGAGGGTACAGGTGCTACACCTACTGCTGGTACTGAATATACAACTGGTGTAACTAAAGCAGGTACTGCAGGTACTGACGGAACGATTGAAATTATTCCAACAGTTAACACACCCGATCCTCTGTATTACTATGCTGAAGGTACAGCATCAGCAGCACCTGATACACAGTATTCAAGTGGTATTGACATCGTTACTGATCCTCAGTTTACTGAACTTTATCTTTATGATGTAGATGGTACTTGGGTGACTGGTGATACATTCACTATTGGTACTGCTACACAAACAGTTGGTACTGTAACTGGTGGTAAGTATGGTTGGGTCGCTGATTGGTCAGGATCTGATCTATATGTGACACTTGGAACTGGATCTGCAGCATTTGCAGGATCTGATGTCTTTGTGGATACACCACGTGGACAGGGTGCTGATAGAGCAAATGCAACTGTCTCTAGTGTAACTGCTGCAACTGATCTTGAAACAAAAGATTATATTTACTATGATGTTGCTATTAGTGCTAATACTACTAATGAGCATAAAGGTCTAGTAGTTGGACCTAATTCACACCTTATTGTTTATGCTTCTTCAGCTAATCTATCGTTCCAAGTCAATGGATTTGAGAACAATGTATCTGATTGGGAAGCACAACAGTACAATCAAACAACAGGATCAGCTGGCGGTGGAGCTTAATCCCTGATGACAACTAAATAAACATAAGAGGATCAGAGTAAATGGCACTAACCCGTCTAAAGAATATCATTACGTCGAGGACTGGTCGTATTATATACGTCAACCCCGACGACTTTGACGCATCAGATGCATATGATAACCGAGGTAACTCGGCACTAAGACCATTCAAGACATTGCAAAGGGCATTTCTTGAAGTGGCTAGATTCTCTTATCGTGTTGGTCTAAGTAATGACGAATTTGACGCATTTAGTATCTACCTATATCCCTCTGAATATGTTCTAGATAACAGACCAGGTACAAACTTATATACTGAAATCACACCGTTTGATGAAAATACTAACTTTGATCTTACTTCTCCTAACAATATCCTATACAAATTCAATTCAACTCGTGGTGGAATTATTGTTCCCAGAGGTTGTTCTGTTGTAGGATCTGACCTTAGAAGAACTAAGATCATTCCGAAGTACGTACCATATCCAACTTTACAAGCATCACTAGGTATTACCTCAAGTAATGAACCTGATCCTACTGCTATCTTTAGGTTAACTGGTGGTTGCTATTTCTGGCAACAGTCATTTTTTGATGGTGACAACAATGGAGTTTACTACCGTTCTGACGTTGTAGATACTATTGCTCCTAACTTCTCTCATCACAAAATTACTTGCTTTGAGTACGCTAATAATGAAGATTTAGAATTATACTATCAGAAGATATCTAAGGCATACGCAACTATTCCTGATACTTCTGGTACTATCGCTCAAGACCAATTACAGGCAAGAGTCGAAGAAAACAGAATTGTTGGTCCGATCTCTGATGAATTCCGAGTATCTCAAATCATCAGAAATGGTCAGACTGCAACTGCATTTACTGTTGACATTCAAGATAACCCAATTAACCACGGATTCTCTGTTGGTGTTGCTGTTAACTTGAGTGGTGTAACAGGACCAACTGAAACAGACTCCAATTTGTATAATGGATCGTTCCTTGTCACGTCAGCACAAGGTAACCAGTTTACGTATCAGATGTCAGCAGAACCAAGTGGTAATGCTATAGGATCTAACGTACTGGTTAAAGTTGAGATTGATACAGTTGACTCAGCTTCACCATATGTCTTTAACTGTTCATTAAGATCAGTTTGGGGTATAAATGGTATGCACGCAGATGGTGCTGAAGCAACTGGTTTCAAATCAATGGTTGTTGCTCAGTTTACTGGCATATCGCTACAGAAAGATGACAGAGCATTCGTACTATACAACCCGTCCACTGGAAACTACGAAGCACAAGCTTCGGGATCTGGTGCACACATTAACGGACTATGTAAATACCGTAAAGGTTGGAGACATAGACACATCTACGCAAGTAACGACGCATTCATCCAGGTCGTCTCGGTGTTCGCTGTCGGATTCGGAGATCATTTCTTCTCTGACTCAGGAGGAGACCTCTCGATTACCAACTCGAACTCAAACTTTGGTAACACTTCTCTCCGATCTAAAGGCTTTAAAGCAGCGTCATTCACGAAAGATAAAGCAGGTCAATTAACACATATAATTCCACCTAAAGCAATCAGTGATATTCCTGAAATTTCTATTAACTGGGTAACATTTGATATTGCTAAAATAAGAGCAGCAGCAGACCCAACTAAGTTATATCTCTATGGTTATACCAATGAGGATGCTAGACCACCAAGTAAGATTCAGGGTTATACAGTTGGTGCTCGTAAAGATGGTCCAACAACTCCTGACCAAATCAATGTACTGTTGATTGCTTCAGGTGCACAGCAACCAACAACTCATACTGCAAAGATTGATCCATCAGGACCTGACGTTACAGGTTCATTACCTGGTTCAGATGAGTCACCTATCAAGTATGATACTAACCAGTCAAACTGGTATCTACAAGTTGATTCTACTAATAATGACATCTATACAACTCTTATTGCTAACTCACAGTATCAGAACCTAGGATTTACTCCTACTTCATTCATTAGAAGAATACCTGATGCAAGAGACCTTAAAGATAGAATCTATAGATTTAGATATGTACTGGACAAGGATGCGTTCCCGATTCCTAGAGAACCCATTACTGGTTTCGTATTACAACCTAGATCATCTGAAACAAACTCTCCTGCATACGACAAGACTTATTATATCTACGAGGTAGAAACATTCCAACCATTTGAACGTGGTGTTGATGATGGTATCTATTATCTCACCATATTGAATGCTTCAGTTTCACCTGCAACTTCAAACTTTGATGACTTTGCGTTCTCACAGTATGCTGTAGATGTTTATCCAACATTTGACAGAGATAACCCACTTGCTGACCCAGCTCCTTCTGTATCTATTGCAGACAATGACATACTAGGTAAGGTCACTACAACTGATGGTGCACAACCACAAGCTAATGAAGATACTAAACTATCAATTAGTAAGGAGACTGCACAGTTCTTCCTATTAGAACAGGAGAACAACTTAGGATATAACACTACTTCTAATACATTGAATGCTGTTGTTGTTACTGCACGTTTAGGTGATGAGGAAGAAAGAAAGATTCCACTCAAACTAAACGCTGACAACTCTGTTGCTCCATTGCTGATTGAGTTACGAAGATACTCTATCCTTAGAGCATCAGGTCACACGTTTGAATATCTTGGTTTTGGTCCAGGTAACTACAGTACTGCATTCCCATCTACACAGGTTGAGGTTCTATCATCTATACAGGTCAGACTATCACAGTCACTTAAGGAAGCAGCAGGTGTTGCATACTACTCAGGTGTTAACAGTGATGGTGAACTGTACGTTGGTAACCAGGTTATCAACCCGATTACTGGTCAGATCACTAACGAAGACATCGCACAGTTGAATGTTGTTGGTGAAGAAGGAACTACCATTCAGACATTCTCTGAGGTTGTTCTTACTGATAAACTAACTGTAATTGGTGGTGCATCTAACCAACTTGAATCTGTATTCTCAGGTCCAGTGACTTTCCAGAAGAGAATCACTGCTCAGGAAAATATTCAGACAATAAAATTGACGTATGCCAACGATGATGGAACTGTACTAAAGCAGAGCTTCCTAGCAGAAGATGATGGAACAGGTCTACCAGATATTGATTCGACATTAGCATTTAATGATGGCGATATTATCTATAACATTGACTGGCAAGCTGGTGATTCATTAGGTTGGATTTACGAGACAGGTATATGGTATAAGTTCGGTCTAACCGATACTACACCTATTACTGCACGTAGATTCTCTGGTGTAACAAATTATGGTATTGGTATGGCACCTGACGCATCCAATAGGATGAAGATTGCAGGTAACACTTATATTAATGGTAACCTAGATGTTACTGGTACATATGGTTGTCAAGATAAATATACTCTTGCAACGGGTATTGCTAACAATAACAACGGGGTTGTATATAATGGAAACGGATCCACTACTGGATTCGCTATTTCTCCTGGACACACATCATATTCAGTGATGGTGTTCAATAATGGTGTTTGTCAGATTCCTGGTGTTGATTATCAGGTATCAGGTAACGCAGTTGATTTTAGTATTTCGACCCCACCTGCTACAGGGTCGGTGATCCATATAAGAGAGATGGTTATCTAAATAGTTAACAAAGAGGGGAGGTTAGTCTAGTATGTCTACCCAGATTAATGGTAATAATATTCAAGCAACAACTAGAGGTTTAGTTGAAGCGTGGAGCATTACCGAACAACTTAATTTACCAAATCTGAACCAAGCACAAGTTACTGCTTTAGGTACTCCTGCTTTTGGTACTTTGGTGTATAACAGCACCGAAGATATGGCACAGATATACAAACAAGATGCTAACCAAGGTAACCCAGGTTGGACAGACGTTGGTGGAGGTGGTCCTGCTCTTGGTGAAGGAAGTATAATTAGAACGAACGGTACAACAATACAAGAAAATATAACCATTGGTCCTATAGCGAACGGTGGTGTAGAATTTACAAACGGATTTACTGCTGGTCCTGTAGAAATTGCTTCAGGATGGACAGTTACTATTGAAAACGACGCATCTTGGACATTACTTGGAGACGACGACCTGTCATATGCTCACTTTGTTGATATTGAATCACAACATATTACTTCAACTGGTAGGTTACACTTTGAAGAAACTTCAGAGCGTATCTACTTCTATACAACAAGTGGAAGTATAACTCACGACTATAATAATGGTAACTCTATTTGGGTAAACAAGAACGGTGGAGGTAACTGGACATTATCTTTAAACAATGTTCCTACTGATGGTGCACACGGATATGGTATTACGGTTGCTGTATATGAAACAGGAGGATCAGGAATTCCCTCATCCATAAACATCAATGGACAGAGTACTAACATACAATGGATAGGTGGTTCAGCACCATCACACGATGAGAAGTGGATAGTTGTATCATTTGCTATGGTACATACACCTAATACTTCTCAACACGCATTCACTGTATTTGGGTCTGGATCTAATTACGCATAATTATGTCAACACAAATTGGTTATTCAGGATTATTAAATAACTTTAGTCATTCCCTAGGATCTAGAGGACCTGGGGGTGGTGGTGGAATGGAGAAGGTGACTGCTGACGATAATGGATCAGTATTTAATACATCACAGTTTGGTAAACAACTAAGATGTCACAGGTTTCAGGGTAGTGGAGATAATAGTCTTTATATAAGAACAGGTACAGGTAACTATATTTGGGTTTGGGCTTGGGGTGCTGCTGGTGGACAAGGTGGACAAGGTGGTAACCACGGTGGTTCAGGTGGTGCTGCATATGCCAAACTTATCTTAGAACAAGGATGGGTAGATTCAGCTCGTTTCCGAGCATATGTCGGAGGTGGTGGCTCTAACGGAGGAGGTTGCTTCGGATGTTGGGGTGGCGGTGGTAATGGTAACAATGGATCAGGTTATGGTTCAGGTGGACGTGGCACACACGCTTCTTGTAGAGGATGCTCTGCAGGTGGTGGAGGTGGTGGAGCAGCAAGTATGTTCTTCTCACCTTGGGGTGTAAATATGAGTCAAGGCAATATCCTGTTGGTCGCAGCAGGTGGTGGCGGGGGCGGTGGACGTGAAGGATGCTCTTCTGCAGGTCGTGGTGGAGCAGGTGGACAGAGAGGAGAGAATGGACAGTGTGGTTCCCAAGGTGGTGCTGTAGGTGGTAACGGAGATACTAATGGAGATGAGTGTGGAAGACCAGGTAATGACGCTTCTGGAGGAGGAGGCGGTGGAGGCGGTTGGAACGCAGGTAATTGTGGAGGAAACCCAGGCTGTGACTGTAATGGAGCAGCAGGAGGAGGTGGAGGAAACAATTGGTCAGGTTCTAACTATGCTGAAGAAACCGAAACTTGGTCTGGTTCATATGGAAACGGTGGAAACTGGGGACATTGGGCAAGAAACGGTGCAGGTGCATATAATGGTGGAACAGGAAACATTACCGTATGTTATGAATTGTAATTATGGAACGAATTAGTAACCCAAGAATAGTGGATCCTAATGATCCAAGACCAGCTGATGAAAACATTCAAGCAGTTGAGTATAATGAAGCAACAGTAGTATTTGATGTTGCTAAGAAGACTGTAGAATCTTCAGGATTTCAGACACTAAAATCTTATGACCCTAATCTTAAGATGAGTGTCAGAAAGAACGGTGAGTATAAAATTTACTTCAAAGACCTAGAGATGTATGTGTGTATCAGCAAAGGAAACGATACACCATTGTATGAGATGAAGTATGATCAAATCATCTGTACAGATTGTCCTTGGTTCGAGAATTTATCATTCCCTAGACTTGATCCTGATACTGACTACATAGTACAGGCTTATGTTAAGGAAGATGGTGTCACTTTAACGTTTAAAGAGACATTTCAAGTAACATCTTGGGAGGATGAGTCTTCTAGAAGAGATTATCCTGCCAATAAAGTTCATTATCATCCAGGTTACTACCCTGATGATGATCAATGGGAGAGAGATCAACCATACCTTGAAACAGGTGAGGTTAGACCAACTCCATAAACATATAAATAGATTTGAGGAAAAACTAAACAGGTAAAATGAGTACACTTAAAGTTGCATCTATTAGAGACCTGTCAGGCATCGGTGGATTTACCCTAGCGTCTGGTAATATTACTGCGAACGGAACTTTAACCTGCAGTAACTTGACCGTGAACGGAACTATGTCAGGTTCGTCTGGTCAGATCGTACCTAGTATCTCAGGACAGTCTGGAAAGTTTCTAACAAATAATGGTTCTTCTATGTCTTGGACATCAGTAAGTTCCGAAAACATTTATAATATGCAAGTATGGACAGGAGGGGGAACTTGGAACCGTCCATCAGGTGTTAAATACATCCACGTACGCTGCAATGGTGGAGGTGGTGGTGGTGCTGGACACGGAGAGTCTGGTGGTGCTGGTGGATATTCTGAGCGTGTAATGAGCGTCGAAAACATTTCTTCAGTTGGTATTACAGTTGGTGGAGGAGGTGGAGGTACTTGGTACTTCAACCGTGGTGGAGACGGAGGATCCTCATCCTTTGGACCATATCTATCTGCTGGTGGTGGACACGGTGCTGCACGTAACAACTCTCACTCAGGTGGACTAGGACGTAATGGTTCTGGTGGAGACTTGAACATCTGGGGTGGTGGTGGACAATCACACGCTGCTCACGGTGGTGGAACTGGAGGACCATCTCACTTTGGAGGATCAGTTGCTGCTGGTTGGCCAAATGGAGGTAACTTCTCACATAATCACCAAGATCACTCTGCTTATGGTAGTGGTGGATCTGGTGGACACTTTGGTTCTTTCCGTGGTTCAAACGGTAAGTATGGTGTTATTACTGTTATTAACTACAAATAGGGGTCACCAATGAAGAAAGCATTAATGGATTTCAATGGATACGTGGCAGACGTAGTAGATCCTGGTGAAGAATACACACTATTCTTAGGTCGTGGTTGTTCTCAGATGTGGGTCAATGCACCTGATGACGTAGCAAACACTTGGACACTAGAATGGTCACCATCTGCCAATGATATGATATGGGTTCAGCGTGTAGATACATATGCTGATCCTGCTACAACTCGTAGAGTTGCATATGGTGAAATTGGTCAGCAATTAGATATGCTATACAAAGACATCGCAGCAGGTAAAGATCTTGCAGCGGCTGATGCTTTGTGGTATAATCACGTTAAGACAGTTAAAGAGAATACTCAAAGACCATCTGATGTAGAAGAACCAATGGATCCAGCTATGACAGAAGAGGAAATCTCTGAGTTTATGTCAGATGCTGTTGAACCGTCTGTTGATAGACCTTGTAAGATCTCAACACAAGATAATCCTTGTTGGGAACGCTATTCAAATTGGGGTGGAGCATACGTAGAGCCACCTACCTAACTCATTATGAAATTTAATAACATCTGTATTGTCGGAGGTGGCAGTGCAGGGTGGATGACAGCATCAGTGCTACTTAAACATTTTGAAGGCACTAAAAATATTACGTTGATAGAGTCTCCTCTAGTCGGAACTATAGGGGTAGGGGAATCTACAACACAGCATTTTAATACATTCATTAGGTATCTGGAACTCGAAGATAAAGAGTGGATGCCAGCGTGTGACGCAACATATAAGAACAGCATTCGATTTGAAAATTGGGGTACTGACCAACCGTGGCAGTACCCTTTTGGTTCTTATGATACTAATATTCCACCCTTAGACTATTATATTTGGAAGTACCATAGACAACCATCTAATACAACATTTCAGAATGTATTCTCTAATGCTGCTGTAGTATCTGAACAGGGAAAATTATATACACCACACATAGACACGTTAGTTGGTTATCATATTGATGCTACTAAGTTTGCTAAGTATCTAAAGGATAGATTTTGTATCCCACGTGGTTTAAATTATATTAGAGAGACAGTAGATAGGATTGACACGGAAGGAGATAATATAACAAAACTAACTCTTGATGATGGTAAAGAGGTAACTGCTGACCTATTCATAGACTGCACAGGATTCAGAGCAATTTTGATGAACCGCCTGGGAGTACCCTGGGACGACTGGAGAGACGTGTTACTAAATGACAGTACGTGGTGCACAAGACGGGAGTATGTTGATAAAGAACGGGAACTTACGAGCTACACACGTGTCACTGCACTGTCAAGTGGTTGGGTCTGGACTGTACCAACTTGGTCTCGTATTGGGACAGGTTATAATTTCAGTTCAAAGTATCAGGATAAAGCCTTTGCACTAAAGGAGTTTAAGGCACATTTAGGTTGTCCTGATGCACCTGATGAAGATTTTAGATACTTACGTTGGCCAACAGGTATGAGAGACAAGATATGGGTGGGTAATACAATAGCAATAGGACTATCTGCTGGTTTCATTGAACCATTAGAATCAGGTGGTCTGTTCTCAGTACACGAGTTCTTATTTAATTTCATACAGTTTGCTGACCCTAAGAGAAATACTATATCAGGACTACAACGTGACTGGTTCAATGCAGCGTGTCACGTCAAGTTTATGACATTCAGAGATTTTGTCGTACATCATTTCACAGCAGCATACAAAGACGACACACCATACTGGGATGCTGCAACTTCAGTACCATTCCACACATTAAATAATATTGACTGTCGTGATATACCAACAACATTAAATGATTTGTTTATTGGTATGCAGTTTGTGATGGCAGGTCTAGGTTATACTATTATTGGTAGGAAGGAAGTTATGGATATGGAAGCACATTATGATCGAGAGTTTGGTGGTGACTTCCTACCTATCTTAGATGCTGCTGTAGAGAAGAGAATCACTGAAGGAAAAGAGATCGCTGCTTTTATGCCAAGACCGATTGACTATTATAATGATGTCCTATATAATACTGACGGTATCAATTAGATTATGCAGGTCAATAACGTTGTAATTGTGGGTGGTGGATCATCTGGTTGGATGACCTGTGCTGCCTTGTTGAAACTATGCCCTTGGGTTAATGTTGTACTTGTGGAGAGTTCAAAGCATAAACCTATTGGGGTTGGTGAATCTACTTTAGGTCATTTCAATAAGTATCTTGATGCTCTTGGTCTTGAAGATAAAGACTGGATGGAGTATTGTAATGCAACCTATAAGAATAGTATTCAGTTCACAGATTTTAGAGAGAAAGGGACAACCTTTCAATATCCATTTGGTAAGTATAAGTTAGATAACACTGCTAATGGTATTGAAGATTGGTTTGACTTACAGAAGAGACATCCAGAAGAATATAATCCAGACAACAAGTCATTCTCTCAGTATTATAATCCTGAGAACGATACACTTGTAGCAAATAATAAGCAGTGGAATAGTGCTCAGACTCCAGAAGGATATATGGACTGGGATAACTATAATTTCCAGACAGATACAGCATATCATTTAGATGCTGAGAAGTTTGGTGAGTTCCTAAGAGATAGAGTATGTTATCCTTGGATAGAGAAGAACAGGTTCACACACGTAATTGGTGAAGTACGTGGAATGATTAAAGATGTAAAGAAAGGTGGATCTCCTGCTGCATCTAACAGAACGATTAACCAGTTGGGTGTAAGACTAGACGCAGATAAAAAGCAAGTAGGAGTAACAGGAGATTTATTCATTGACTGTACTGGATTTAAAAGTGCACTCATTGAAGGATTGATGAATGTATCATTCAATTCATTCAAAGATATACTTGCAAATGATAAAGCATTCTTTGCACGTTTACCTTATCTTGATATAGAACAACGTAAGGAAATAATGCACAATGTGACTGATTGCACAGCAGCAGAGAATGGTTGGATGTGGACTATTCCATTATGGGATCGTATTGGTGTTGGTTATGCTTGGTCATCACGTTTTGCAATGGAACACGAGACAGAGCAAGAGTTCAGAAACTGGATTGAACTTAAGTTTGGTCTACAACCTGATGAGTATGAGTTATCATCTATTGATATAAAGCACGGTTATAGGCAGAAAGCGTGGGAACTTAATTGTCTTGCTATTGGTCTATCATATGGATTTGTAGAACCATTAGAATCAACAGGACTATTAACTACACACGAGAGTATCCTTAGACTGGTTGACATACTCAATAGAAGAAAGGGATACGTCACAAACATAGAGAGACAATGGTATAATTATTGTGCACAACGTGAAGTAATTGGATTTGCTAAGTTTGTTGCTATGCACTATGCACTATCAATGAGGACTGACAATCCATATTGGAAGTGGTGTACACAACGTAATGATTATATGGATATTGAAACTATGCACAGTGGTAACATCAAGGTTAATGATAACTTTGAAAGGATGGGATCTATATTAGATCACGCTGAACCATTGAATGCTAATATGCACGGTATGAACTATATTGCTGCAGGTCACGGATTACAATTAGGTACAAGATATCTAATGGGTAGTGAAGAGAACGAGCACGCAATAGGAGTCAGTAAGGTGACAAGAGAAGAATATATTGCTAACGTTAAGAAGTTCGTTGAGTCAGATGATTGTCCGACTCATTATGATTACCTACTTGAAAACATTTATGGGGAAGACAATGTGGAATATCTTCCGTAAGAAGAAACCTTGGATCAGGTTCTTCTCACTTGAACCTGGTTTAGCAGAGAACTATCCACTTATACCTGCATCATCCATTAAAAGACAATGGAAGGATAAAGATCATAGGGGTAGAAAGTGTCCTTTTATGGGCACACAAAATGTTGCTAATTGTCCTGGTTTAAAACAAATCACACGTATGGGTTGGGTGGTAACCTCACCTATGGATTTCAGGATATTTACTCAAGGTGATGGTATCTCTTATAGATATGAACAGGTAACCAATTTTATGAGACACTCCAATTTTATTGGAGACCATCCACCTGAACAAACAGTTCCTTTATTGGAAGATAAAGAGTCAGGGTTCCCAGAGGACACTCTTGCTCACGTTATAAAACTTGAAACACCTTGGAGGGTACGAGCTAGTGATGACATTGTATTTTTACAACTCCCAGTGTATTACAACAATGAAACTAGATTCGAAGCAGTTGCTGGAATGTATGACCCAAGATTTGCAATGCAAGTCAATGTCCAACTCTTCTGGAAAGTCATTGACACAGGAGAAGAAGGAATCCTTGTCAAAGCAGGAACCCCCTTAGCACAGTTTGTACCTGTGTTACGTGAACATATAGAAAAGGATTGGTATGATTTTGTTCAAGAACCTGCTGAACAAAAGGACTGGGATTTAGAAAACTCATTCAACTATTCACTAGCAGCAGAGTATTCAACTGAAGATACTGTTACTAGAAAAATAGCAAGAGCAATGAGAGCAATTAACTATCACTCTGACGGAATTAAAAGATGACTATTGATGAACTGATACAAAACTTCCACTTACAAAAGGAAGAACAATCTAAACTGATTGAGAAACTTGATGAAGAGTTTAGTAACAAGAAACTAAATCCTTATGGTGTGACTACTGTTGATTTTCAGCAGAGATCTGAAGCATATAGTCAGAGATCAAGACTTGAAGGTGCTATCGATGCACTGTTTATGGTAAAGCGTGATATAATGGGAGATGACGGAGAAGTTCAGATGCCATCATTCGAACTCTCTACCGAGGAGGATGATAAAATAGAAACCATAGGACAACGCACGGAGGACTAATGTCAACATACCACATATACCTTAAAGATCGTTGTCTATTCAAAGACCTTGATGATAATGAGTTTAAAGTTATATGGGGTAGGTTATATCATTCCTATTGGGATGACTTGACATATTCTGAGGTTAATGAACCCGCTAACGATTTAGAACCAAGTTATTAATTATGTCAGTTTACAGAGATTATGAGATACGTATCAACCTCAATGAATTAATTGAGAAGCGTGTCCCTTGTTGTGATCTATTACATCCTGATCATTGCTTCTCAGCAGATCAGATATCACAGATAGCACACGATATTAATATGGATTTAGACCTGCATCCTGTTTATCATCAGATTGATGAACATATTATGAGATATGTAACAGCAGCAGGAATAGACAACTCAGAACATTGGGTTGAAAAGAAATTACCTGACCTTAAGGATTAATTATGTCACTCAAAGAAGCAACGTGGGAACACCACAAAAGAGCAGAAGAACAACCATTTGTAGGTATGATGTTTGGAGGTAAGTTACATCCAAAATCATATGCTATATTCTTATACAATCAGATCCAACAGTATGATGTATTAGAGGACACAGCATCAAAGAATGATGTACTAACAGGACTAGAAGATATCAATAGATATCCTGGTTTAGTTAAAGACTTCCAAGAATTATGGGGAGAGTATGGTGGGGAAGCAGAGATACCACCAACTTTAGAAACAACCAACGAGTTTACTAAGTACATTCTGGAGATTGATAAAGATCCTAGTTCAGATAGTAAACAAAAAAGATTGATGGCACACATATACACCAGACATATGGGTGATCTGATGGGTGGACAAATGCTTGCTAAGAAAGTACCAGGTTCTTCAGCAATGTATGAGTTCGCTAACCCTGATAAACTTAAGGGTGCTATTCGTGCTAAACTAGATGATTCAATGGCAGATGAAGTAAGAGTTGCTTACAAGTTTGCTACAAGTACATTCAAGGAGATGCTACCTTACGCAAATGTCAAAGAAGAGTAATGACACAAATTTCTGGTCTAATTGGATAAATTATGAAACTCATCCACCAACCCTTAAACGTCTATCCAAAAAGGTTAGAGAAGAGACTGCTAAAAGAGTTAAGCAGTTAAAGGAGAGAGTGGATGAGTTTAATAATAACCCCAGAAAATCCTAAACCAGTTGAGTACATTCCAAATTATGTTTGGAGACTCAACTATGATTTTGAGTATGAACGAGGTGGTTCATTACAATATGATATAGGATCATTATTAGATACAGTTAGAACTAATTCAGAACTAGAGAGCAACAACGCATTTAGTACAGCGTCAGCATCACTAGAATCTTATGCACCCCATAATTGGGAGTGCTTACAAAAGTTCTTCTATATTATTCACAAACAGTTAATTCCAATTTGGGATCACTGGGGTTATTTTAATTGTCACATCACACCACGTGAGTCTTGGATCAATATCCACAAGCGTGGTGGAATAACAACTGAACATTTACACAGTCCCTGTCCTATGGTATTGTCTTGTTATCTCAAGGCACCACGAGGATCAGGGAACTTTTTAATTAGAGATCCATTAGAGTATCATCGCTTTGGTTCTCCACAGGTACCAGAACAAAATCTCTGGAGAGAGATACCAGTTCAAACAAATGACATATTGGTATTTCCTGGTTGGTTGAAGCACGCAACACAACCAAATAATACTGATGAAGATCGTGTAGTATTATCAATCAATTATGAAGGTCATTAACAATCTGCTTCCAGAATTATATGCAGACAGAATTCACGAGATGATGTCAGGAATAAAATTCAACTGGCATTTTTTAGATGATATAACATATGCTAATGAAGGTCCACATCAACGAGGTACACCAGGATTTGCACACCTATTCTTTGATGAACAAGAGGGAATAGAATCAGAGTGTTTAGATTTTGTATATCCTATACTCTTACACTTTGTACCAAAGGATCACAAACTACTCAGGATTAAGGGAGGGTTGCTTTTAAGTACCAAAACAGGTTATAATAGACCACACGTGGATTTTAATATACCACACACTACAGCACTATATTATGTGAATGATTCTGATGGTGAAACCATATTCTTTGATAAAAATGGTACTATCACAGATAAGGTTAAACCTGAGAAGAATAAACTCATTATTTTTGATGGTTTAAAGATGCACGCATCGAGTTCACCCACATACGCTAAAAATAGAATTGTGATTAATTTTAATTATGTCTGTCCTGATTAACTACTATCAATACGAAGGTGCTGAGAATGTCACAGACATACTAAATTCACCTCTATCAATAGATGGTGTTGGTATTGAACCAGAAAGAACTCTGGATACAATGCCTAAGACAACACCATATTTGGATTGTCCTGCATTTACTCATAAGACATCACGAGAGTGGATAGTATATGCACCTAAAGATATCACACTAGAGATTGACAATGATAATTCACAAATAATATGTAAGCAGTTAAATGCTCAAGAGTTAAACAGAACAGTACAGGTACAAAATAAGAGAGCACCAGTAACAACATTACAGGTGTGTATGCCTATGTTGATATGTTGGACAAAGAATAAAAATATATGGGTAGAGGTTAAAGATTATCCACTCACTTCACTTAATAATAATTTCACAGTAGTTCAAGGATGGTTCAATCTATCATCGTGGTGCAGACCAATATCATTTGGATTGAATATTGTTGACAATACTAAACCTGTTATCATTAAGCGTGGTGATCCAGTATATAAAATAAATTTCATTGAAGAGGGTAATCTCAATCAAGAGTTTAAATTTGTGAAGGCAATGCCACCTGAAGATCTATTAATCCAAATGAATAAGAGAGTGAGGGTGAAAGGATTCATCAACAATTTAGCAAAGACTCTTATGTTTAAACAATGTCCATTCAAATAAACTATCTACAATATGAATCACCAGACTGGTCACTTGATAGAGCACTAGACTCATCATTGACCTTAGATGGTGTTGGGTTTGAACCTGAGAGATATTATGATACATTTGATTCTAGTAAAACAATATATCATTCTTGTCCTGCTTGGCAGCATAAAACCAAACGGGAGTTTGTGATACGGGCACCTAAGCATATTGAATTAAGAATGAATAGAAAGGAACAGTATCTTGAGTCTAACTTAGGTGATCTGTTTCATCAAATAATACAACCACCACCAAATTGGGAAGTAGATCAAACATTTCAAATACATATACCTATCTTCTTAATGTGGACAAGTGCTAAGAATGTATGGGTAGAACAGAAACAATGTGCTAGTAATAATTTTAAGATAGTAGAAGGATGGTGGAATTTATCTGATTGGTCACGTCCTATTGGATTTGCTATTAACTTTATAGATGAGTCTAAACCTATTATAATTAGAAGAGGAGATCCTATATATCGTATAGCATTTTATCAAGAACATAACCATAATCAAAAATATGATATGGTTAAATCTACACCAACAAGTAAGCAATTACGTGATGCACAAAAGAGAGTAGATACTAAGAATCTATTTCCTCGTATCACACACAATCTTATTTTTAACACGACTAAATGTCCTTTTAGATTATGGCAGAAATAGTACCAACAACTATTATTGATAGATTCTTTGAGACACCAAGTTTAGTGCGAAAGTATGCACAATCACTTGAATATTATCCTTGTACTGAACATCCAAACAAAGGGTATTGGCCAGGTAAGAGAACTAAACTCATACAAGATTTAGATCCTGTTTTTCACGAGATTATATGTAGAAAGATAATTAAATACTTACCAAGTTATCGTGCATTTGAGATAGCAGACGCAGCATTTCATATTAGTACAGGTGAATGTGGTAGTGGATGGATACACACAGATGACGACCATTTAGGAATTGGTGGTGTTATCTATCTTAATCCAGATATGACTGAGGATAGTGGAACAACAATATATGATGTACCTGCTGGTGCTGAAATGCAAGGATATGAAGAGGAGTTTCATAAGGCAATGGAAGCACAAGGTACTGAAGCGATTGCTAACTTTGATAAGTATAAGAAGGAGTGTAATTCATATTTTATAGAATCTATCAAGGTGCAAGCACGTTACAATCGTGCTATACTATTTGATGGACGTAAGTATCACGGAGGACAGAATTTCTATGGTTCTACATCTGATGATGCAAGACTAACTCTAGTATTCTTTGGGAGAGGAATTAATGACTACCAGTCATATGAAGCAAGATTTGAAGGTTGATACTATATGTGATGGCAAATTATATGTCATTCGTAATGGTTTATCAATCGAGACTTGTGAACAATTAAAAATAGAATATATGATGATTAAGGATGTTGTCGAAACACAGTATTCGGGACCAACTTCTGATCCTATAATGCCAGGTGCATTTGCAATGTATTCACCAGTATGTTTTGAAGCAATGGGACAACACATACAACCACAGATTGAACAGGTGTTAGATACACAATTACATCAAACATTTAGTTATGCTAGAGTATATGTTAAAGGAACAAATTTAGTAAGACATAGAGATAGAACAAGTGGTGAATGGGTTGCTAATGTGTGTATAACAAGAGACGAAACTGATTGGCCCTTGTACTTAGAAATGGAGGGTAAATCACATCAAGTTTATATGAATCAAGGAGATATATGTATCTTCCGAGGACATAAAGATTTCCACTGGAGACCCAAGTACACAGGTGAGTTACAGATACAAGCATTTGTATCTTATGTTGATGCAAATGGAAAATATGCTAAGAACAAATATGATGGACGACCAATGTTATCAATGCCTTGGGAGTCAGCAGCAGACTTCATTAAAGAA